CCAAAAACATCGAGAGTACCAATAGCGAAAACACACATGTCGATAAGACCGTCGACAACCTCTTCAGGATCCTTAGCCTCAATGGCATCCAATGTTTCATCTAGTTCTTCCTTACACATAGACAATCTAAATTTCAAATAAGATTGCATTAGTGCTTTGTTATTTTTGTTTTCTTCAAACCAATCATGAACGCCAAACTTGGCGTGCATATCATTAATATCTTTTGACCAATTGCTCATATTATATTCCTTTAATTACCAATAGTTGCTGATTCAAATACACGGTTATGCGTATCATTGCATCGAATAAAAGTAGTACACTTAGATAGATCTTTCAATTTAGATGCACCAACATAAGTGCAGGTAGATCGAACACCACCAAGAATATCTTGTATAGTAATATTAACACATCCTTTGTATTTTGTCAACACTGTTCTTCCTTCAGATGATCGATATTCTTTTAATCCACCAAAGTGTTTATCGTTAGCAGATTTAGAACTCATTCCGTAGAATTGTACAAACTTTTTTGTTTCTACTTTTTGTTCATGCCAGTTGCCTTCTTCATTAATCTCTACTTCATTTGTAATGTAACTTTTAGTAATTACTTCGCCGCCACCTTGATCGTGGCCAGCAAGCATACCACCCAGCATTACAAAGTCAGCACCACCGGCAAAAGCTTTAGCAACGTCACCAGGAGAGCTGCACCCGCCATCAGCAATAATATGTCCGCCCAGTCCATGCGCCGCGTCGGCACATTCGATGACGGCGGATAATTGCGGATATCCAACACCAGTCTGAATACGAGTAGTACATACACTACCAGGACCAATGCCAACTTTGACAATGTCAGCTCCATTTAAAATTAACTCCTGCGTTTGATCTGCCGTAACAACGTTGCCAGCAATGATTACAATATGAGGGTAATTTACTCTAAACTCACGAATAAATTCAACGAATCTTTCAGTATATCCATTAGCAACATCAATACAAACGTATTTGAGTAAATCACCAACCTGTTCATACACATTACGGAATTTCATTTCATCTTCGTGAGAAATTCCAATACTCATGGCTACATGATTTGTTCTTTTATAGTTATCTATGTCACTATCAAAGTAGCTTACTAGCTCAGTTTCAGAGTATGTTTTAACAAGACAAGCAAAAGCTCCTTGCTCGGCTAAGGTATCGGCCATTTCAAATGTACCAACTCCATCCATATTTGCAGCCATAATAGGAATACCTTTAAAGTTTCCAATGTACTCTGCACGGATGACCCTGAGGTGAAAGCCTGGCTCATAATGCTTAAACGTATAGTTGCGATTTAGATCTACTTCCTTGCGTGAAGTTAAAGTGCTGCGTTTTGGTCTAATCAAAACATCTTTAAAATCTAGCTTAAGCTCATTATCAATTAGCATTTTTTACCTTTTCCTCTAACTGTGCAATTTGACGAAGCAGCGGTTCAATATGTTTTTGCTGAGTTTTTTCAGCTTCTAACACTTTAAGTCTAGTGTATAGCTCTTTTAGTTGATTTTCCATTATACAAAAAAGATCCTTTTATAAATATAAATGAGTTCGCGGGATGGCAGTCCCCAACTCTCTAGAAACTGTATAGGAGAATCCAGCATGTCTATTTATGACCATATTAGCGATGCGCTTGGCATCCGTAATATTTTTAAAATTTATCCAAATTTGGATCCAGAAGAATTGTATGCAATACCTGAAGATGCAGTCTTTGGCTGGGTAACCGGCAGCACTTCTGAAACAAATCAATTTAAAGGTATGAAACATTCTGAAGAAACCAAGGCTAAAATGAGAAAGCCAAAATCCGAAGAAACCAAAGCTAAAATGCGCAAACCCAAACCTAATACCTCTAATTATTTTGGGAACACAAATGCATTGAAAAAGCATCCAATAGTTACCTGTCCTCATTGTAGAAAACAAGGCGGAGGCGGTAGCATGAAGCGATGGCATTTTGATAATTGTAAGCATCTAAACAAAGAAATCCTCAATTGAGTTTGTTTTTTCAGAGCTCCAACCGATTGCTTCAAGGATAGATTCCAACGGGCTAAGGAACACTTTGTTAAATTGAGTTTCATAGTCAACATAAGGTTGCAAATTGAATTCCTTTGGAAGAACACCTGGGAAAGAAATAATATTTTCTTTGATGGGATTAGGAACTTTCAAATATACGAATTTAATTTTGTCGCCTGATGTTACTGATTCGTAACGATTAGACAGTCCATTTTGTTTAAGGTAGCTATTGTAAAGAATAGCACCACGTACATGCATTGGGCAACCTTTCTTATACGTATCTTTAGTCATATACTTTTCGATGTTATCAGTACCAGAGTTGCGACCAACATCTTCAGGTGGTAGATTAAAGAATTCAGATTTAAAGTTTGCAATAAAATCTTGGGTAGCCTCTTCACCTTCATTCATAATAATCTTAAACGATTCTTTAAGCTTATCACGGCATACTTCAGGAGTTGAAGAACGAACTGATTCCAAGCCAGTTACTGATACCTTTGGAGTATCATAGTGAACACCTTCAGAGTTGAGAGTATTCATAATGTAACGTTTCTTAGCAATGAACACAGATTTGTCTGTAATCTTTTCACGTTTCATTACCATGGCTTGACGGTATGCACCCATCTTTTCAGCGAGTTCGATGTAACCATTTTCGATTACTTCTTCGATTTTAGTACCGCAGACTTTATCAAGGAACTCTTCGCCTTTCTTACGATCAATATCAGTTGTGCCAAACGATGCTTTAATCAAAGGACCAAAGTCAACATAGATCGAATCAGTATCAATATAGATGATGTAGTCTTTATTATTTGTTTTGAGGATCTTATTGAGATACTCGTTAACGGACTTTTCGGCATATCGAATAGAAAGCTGACCAGATGTTGTGATTGCTTCAGCCATGTCGTTAATATAGTACAAGAAGTAGATATTAGCTGTTGCACCATACAAACTGTTCATGGCAATTTTGATAGCCATTTGGTTGTTGTGAAGTTGTGTTTGCTGTTTTTGTAAAGCTTTTTTCTTTGCAGGATCAGTTTCAACTTCGATTTGTTGTTCAACCTTAAGCATTTCTTGCTTGATAATTTTACGATTGCCATAGTATTCATCAATGATTTGCGGAATAACACCAGGCTTTTCTTTACTGAAACAAGCACCATTAGCGCATACAGCGTATTCGGTTTTGTTTTGATATGAACCATCAAGTACCATGTCTTGTGATACATAATCGCGAGCATCTTCAACATATGTTTCAGGTGATAGATTATATTGCAACATAAGGTGTGGGTATAGAGAGTTCAAATCGAATGACACGACCCAAGGATGCATACCAACTTTTGGATCTTTAACAAAGCCGCCAACGAGATCAGCAACACGTTCACCAGGACCACCTTTAAGAGGAGGAACAATATTGTCACTGATTAGTTTGCGATAAAGTGTTGTTTCCCATATACCAACAGTACCGAAGGCATCGTTATAGTTAACTCCACCACCATAAGCAACAGTAAGAACAAGAGAAAGAAGACCAGATTCTTCTTCCATTCTTTCAACGAGCTGAGTATCTTTAAGGTTATAGTCAATATACAGCTGAGGATTTTGTTCCCACAACGCGTTTAGGTTTCCATATTCGGAGTAATCAAGCTTCTTTTCACCGAGGACAACGTGAGCAATATGGTCAAGCTTGTAAGATTCTTGGGGACCATACTTAAAGCCAAACTTTTTAAATGCATCCATGTAGTCAATAACAGACATACCAGAGATTTTGTATGTAAACTGTTCCTTGCCAAACTTTTGCATTGATGTTTGTTTAATGTGGTTCCAAGGAGAAAGACTTTTAGCTGTTTCTTCACCAAGCACTCGAATAATACGAGTAACAATATATTGAACATCAAAGTATTCAACGTTCCAACCCGTAACAACTTCAGGATAATCGTATCTCCAAATTTCAATAAATCGTCGCAACAAATCACGTTCATCATCAAACTTCATGAATTGAATATTATCTGGGTTGATACCAGTAGTAGTTTTAGTCTTATCATAATCTTTCGTAGCAAGCAAGTTCCAAGTACTGGACTTAGAAGACTTCATGGCGATAGAAGTAATAGGCTTGTCGGCAGTGTTTACGTTTGGATAGCCGTT